CTTCTAAACAGAACACAACATGACTGCCATTAAAGTCTCTGTATGCTTTGAGAATACTGGCAAACATAATATGATATGCCATGCCAATTTTAGTTTCAATACTGTCTCCTCGTACTACGTGTCTAGCACGAAAAAACATGTTTGCTGTATCTACAAGAATATATGTCATAAAAACACTCGCTAGGTTGTTACTGTTATATAATACGGTAAAACCCAGCGAGTGTCAAGCGTTTTATTGGCTTTAGGGGTAGGATTCGAACCTACACGATTAAATATATTGCAGTACATTCAATCACACGATAAACAGTCGTGCGTGTCTACCATTTCCACCACCCTAAACTGTTTAAGCCGCTTGGGCTAATTCTTGTTGTTTGTCTAATGCCGCAATCATACGTGTCATACCAATGCCACCGCCCACTCTTTGGAAGAAGTCGAATTCCAAGAACTTTTCTAGTTCTGCTTCAACTCTATCTTTGCCAAACAGTTTGTAAAGCAATGCACTGTATTCGCCATCTGTGATGCTGTGGAATGTATCACGCATCATGTCAACATCGCAACTACGTTCTGCACTACCAATGGTCTCCATACCACCTAAGATAACATCCATCTTCTTAGCAGTAGCACCGTCATCGTTTCTGCTCATGTTCCAAAATGGACTGGTCATTTCTGGGAAGTTGGTAATCAAACTACTACCAAACTGTGTTTCCATATCTAGTTCATGTTGTGCATCCATTTCAACATCGCTGGCTAATCCAAAGTGTTGTTGCCATTCTGCATAGGTCTTTTCTGTAAGTGGATCAAAGCCTAGGTATTCACATAGTTCATATTCCATTGCTTTGAGGTCATCTACACTGCCTGGAAACTCAAATTCAAACATTGGGAAAATAATATCATGTCTTCCTGGGATAGCATTTGGCTCTTGTCTATAACTAGTGCTTACACAAAAAAAGCCCTTTGCATCGGGCTTGCTTAATAGTTCATGTTCCAACCACATCTGTCCTGTTTGTGGTAAGGGCCATACCTCGCCTGCGTAATTATAAGTTGCTACATTGAATGGATCTTCACATGCGGCAAGTATTGACAAACGGTTTTGTGTATGTACTTCTTCAAACCCTTTGTCCAAAAAAAAGGACCTTAAAAGGCCCACGGTGTTTGTAAATTTTGTTGGTGATATAAGCTGTGTCATTTTTTTTCCTTTTCCATATTTTAGCCTAAAAAAAAATTACTACTGTCGTAGTCCTTTTTTCAACCTAAAAAAAATTTGCTCAAAAAAAATTGAGCGTGTTTTTGTGCTTCGATTTATTTATGCCTGATGCGCCAAAACAGGTCGTGTATTGCGTCCGTGTGCAACACCGTCAGCACCATAGCTAGCTGCAAATCCATCTGGCTTGAGTTTGGGCTCTAGACCAGTCATACCTAGAACATAGCCTGCGGCTTCTTTGGCTACACAACTACTGCCGTGTTGTGGGTCTGTGTTAATATCTAAATGTATCTCACAATCAAATTCACTGATAAACGGTATTAATTGTAGATATGCTTCGCAAACTTTCATAGCTTCATGCATAAGTCTCATACGTGGCTTGTCTTGTTTAGTATCATAATCTATTTCTCTGCTTTCGCTACTAAACAAACGGCAACCATTGTTACCGTTTTTGTGTACTATTACCACTGTGGCAAAACGTGCATACCATATATCATTTTTTACGATACGAACACTGTCACATCCAAAGTAAATTTTTGTATTGCTGTTTAGAGTAGTAAGTAATTCAACTAGTTCTTCAATTTGGTTTTCATTGAACATCGTTATCGCCTGACTCTTGATCTATAATAATACTACGACATAAGTCGTTAAACCATAAGTCGACGATTGCTTCTGGATTAGGACCTGCATATCCTGCTTCTCCTAATAAGCCAACAAAGTCATCGTTCCAATCTAATTCAAAATAACCTCGTGTTGGGTTATCTTTGTCAAAGTGTACTTCAACTACTTTTACCCAAGGCCCGATAGCTTCTTCCTTGGTTTCTACTTCTTTACTTTTGTTAAAAATGTTTTTGAGTTTGTCTAACATAGCTTTCTCTACAAGTATTTATTTAGGTTACTAGCCAGTTGTATACAGCTCGCATACTTAACAATAGATACATCAGTTCCATAAGTGTTCTAGGCGTGTCTCTGTCTTTCCATCCAAAGTAAACCCATATACTACAACTAACGAGCCCCATTGCCCAGCCTATCCATTGTGTTTCTACATCGGCACTGCTAAGAATGAATGTACCTATCATAGCTACTAAAAAGCCAATCCAGCGTAATCCATCTATGTTTTTGTAGAAACGTATTTTCATGGCATAGTAAACAGTGCTCTTATGCCTTCTTCTTGTGGAATAGGCTTACGGGCAAACACTGTCCATTTGTAAACATCTGTGTGTCCTTCTTGTTCACAAAATTCACGAAAACTAGTACCAGTTGTATATACATCATCACAGATCAATAACTTGTGATCAGGATTATCAGTTGCATATGCATTTAGTGCAAAACCTAACGGAGCACCGCCACGTGGAATGCCAACAGCCGCTCTAAAAGGTTCTGTTTGATAATCCATGATCATCTTAGCAATGCACCGCCATTCGGCTGGACTGATTGCGTCACACTCTAGTTTCCATTTTAGCGGCAAACCTGCATGGCTTGTAAAGTCACCATCTTCAAATAGTTTTGCTTCTGTTCTATATGGCATTACCAACCAATCCTTTCCCACGGAACATCTTTATTACCAAAGTGTCCGTATACACAATTTTTACTGTACTCAGTATAGTTGAACAAGTCAAATCTGTCAATGATACCTTTGGGTGTTAGGTCAATGTTGTCTTGAATAAACTTTTGAATACTGCGATTGTGACCGTTACTGTCTACATAAATGCTTGTAGGTTCTTTTACACCAATAGCATAGCTAAGTTGGATTTGACACCAATCAGCCATATCGTCTGCTACTACATTCTTTGCGAGCCACCTCGCCATGTACGCCGCGGATCTGTCGACTTTTGTTGGATCCTTACCACTAAAAGCACCACCGCCATGGGGAGCATACCCACCATAAGTATCAACGATAATCTTACGCCCGGTGAGTCCTGTGTCGCCATCAGGACCACCAATGACAAAATTGCCTGTAGGATTGATGTGCCATATAGTATCTTTGTCAATTAAATCTCCTAATACTTGTTCTGCGGCATCTTTGACAGGCATCTTTACACTGTGATGAAAACCGTCTTTGTGCTGTGTACTTACCACAATTTGATCAATACGCTTTACTTTGCCGCCTTGGTATTCAACACTTACTTGGCTTTTAGCATCTGGTTGTAGGAAGTCATAACCATCTAAACGCATTTCTTTTAGTTTTTTCAGTATCTCATGACTGTAATAGATAGGCGCTGGCATCATTGCTTCATTTTCATTACAAGCATAACCAAACATAATGCCTTGGTCACCTGCACCAAAGTCATCTGTGCCTAATCCAATGTCTCCACTTTGTGCGTGGATTTCATTATAAATTTTTAAGTTGTCCCAATGGAAACCATCTTGTTCGTAACCAATTTCTCGAACTTTGTCACGCACAATATCTTTAACATTATCTACGTTAAAGTTTTTTACTTCGCCTGCAAGTGTTACATGATTGGTAGTTACAAGTGTTTCAACAGCAACACGAGTAGTCTCGTCTCCGTTGGCTAAACCAGCATCAACTAGTGCATCACTGATTTGATCTGCTACCTTGTCTGGGTGCCCGTCACTAACGCTTTCGCTAGTGAAAATATAGTCATTCATAGTTTTTCCTATTGTTTAAATGCGTCAACTGAGATAATTTTATTATCTTGAATTGTGATGACGTCTACTACTCGCAAGTGTAATTTTTCTTTATCACTTGTTACTGCAATCTCTGCAAAGGCTTTGTTTTCACACACATCAATATGCATAATCAGGATATGAATATCTGGAATACTGCTCCAAATTTGTGCATTGGCACCTACAACACTTGAGTTTCCTGTTACTTCGACATCCCAATCTTTAAGAGTAACGTCTTGATGGAAAAGATTAGCTAGTGTTTGTTCATCTCTGCGATTCCATGCGTTCATGTAGTCTTTAACAATTGCGTGTACGTTCATAGTCCTTTATCCCTAAGTTTGTTTGGATTAATAGGTGCTTTCATAGCACTTTGATGTTGTTTGTTTCTATACTCACGTGCCCCAGGCGTTACCGAAGAGGCTGATATGTAGTCTGGGTGTAAACCTCCACCCTCGTTCCATGCAGATGTTTGCGACTTCTTGGACGTTAAGATTGTATTCTTCACTTCTACCACCCAACGGCATAAGGTATACAGGACATTCAACACCCCTTGCACGATATTCGTCAACAGCTCTACCAGCTTCATCAATATCTGTACGATCAGCAACAACAAATTTAAAATACATATCGCTACCATCAACAAGACTGTACTCATGAGCAATGTCAGGCTTAATAGCAGTGTCCCAAGGTTCTCCACTAACGGAGAGTTTAGGGCTACAACTCCAAGTGACTGTAAATCTGTCTTGATTGTTGAGATAGTTGTAAAAATCTTCGTGTAACTTTTGTGTAGTATTTGTTTCAAATGTAACATTTTTTAAATCCTGCATGCGTGGATGTTCAAATAGTTCGATATACAGTCGTTGCCACGCTAACAACGGTTCGCCTCCTGTCATAATTAAATGCACATCTTGTCCATTGTCTTGTACCCATTTACCGTTAGGTGTAAGACTAAGCAAATGTTCTACAACTTCGTCTACATCTGCCTTGCGATTTAGATGTTTAAATTCTGGATAGATACTTGCATATGTATCACAACCTGTGTGAATAATAGGCAAGTCCTCAAATTTTTCTGTAGTTTCGTGTACACCTCGATCCAGCAAGTCTTGTACTTCTTGGTTGTGTATAATACCTTCACGTTGTTTTACATCACGCATAGGTTCTGTTCTGTCAAGTCCAAAGTTCATACAACGGAAGTTACAACCAAATGTGCGCAGGAATACACTAGGTACTCCTACGAACTTTCCTTCACCTTGTACACTATAAAATGCTTCGCTGTAGTGTAATTTCATTAACTTACCTGTATTGCAATATAAATGCACAAGCCTAAGATTACAAGTTTTCCGTAATCTAAATCAAACTTAGTGCCTTCTCCGTAACTGGCTTCCCACATTTCTTTCATAGATTTTTTCATGTTATATTCCTTTTATTAAGACGCTTGTTTGTGCTTATAACTTGTTCTAGTATAGTATGATCCATAAAGTTTGTCAAGGCTTTTGTGTCTTTGGGAAAACAATGACCATCATAGCCTAAGGTATTTGCATTGTTTGGTACTATCATGTGTGTTTTACCAATACTATCAATCTGTGCTAGTGTGCTAGTTAATTGACTGTAGTTCATATCTTTAGGACCATTTGCAAACACTTCATGAAAGAACGCTACTTTGGTTGCCAACCAAGCATTGTGTACATATTTTATCATACTAGCAGTTGTTCTGTTTACATGTATCACATTTGTATTTAGGTGACTAAACAAATTCTCCCAAAATTGTATATGTTCTTCGTTGTCTCCTCCTAGTACAAATACTTCTTGTTTAGCAAAATCTTCTTTGGCATGTAACGCTCGTAAAAATTCTGGATTGTAAGTAACATTATTTGGATAGGATTCTAACAAGTCAGGTGTTACTGTGCTTTTGAGCAGTATAGGTTTGTCAGTGTCTAGTTGATTGATTACTTGTACAACTGTACTGTCATCACACACACCGTTTTTACCTTCAGGAGTAGGCACACAAATAATAAATGCTTCGCATACTTCTCTAATATCAAACACTGTAGTATGATAATGTTTAGGATCTACTCTATGTACACCTACTAAATGACCTTCTAAAAAATCAGCGACTGTACTTCCTACAAACCCGCATCCAATTACACCTATTTGCATTTCTTTGTTACGCTCCATGCACCGCCGGGTAATTCTTCCCAGATCAATGTATCACCTTCGTCCCAACCCACTTGGTCAAGTGCATCAGGAGGAAACTCAATGAACAGTTCTTTGGTTTTACCGTTCTCTTGTACTTCTACAAGCCAACTATTTTCACCTTGTTTTGTATACTTCATAGTTCTTCAATTGCCTTTTTTAATTGTTGTGCAAACTTGCTGTGACATTCTTCGCCTGGATGATGGTTGTCTAGCGCAAGAGGAGTTTCTTTTCGTAGTTGACACAAGTTAGGACCTTGTAATAAATTTGCACTGTTCCACTCTTCTTTGGTATAAAACTCATGCATTCCTGCAATAGTATGATAACTTACAATGCCTAATTTGTCTAGATGTAATTTTAAATGAGACATTCTCATGTTAAGATCAACGTTTAGATCATAATCTGTGTGTAAGTGTTTAAAAAATTGTGTAGACTGTGTATTGTTTTTCCAGATTCCTACTTGTTCTGTATCATACTTATCATTGAAAACACACCATCTATCATAATGACTCCAACAAATTACCACTAAAGCATCGTCACTGTAATTTGTTTCAATCATGGTTTTCCAAATTTGTTTGTTGCTACCTCCCATGATTGATAGATTGTGAACTTGTGTTGCTCCTAACATGTCTCCTAGTGTTTGAGGCCATGCTAGTTTACTAGGATGATTATTAGCCGGATGGATATCTTTTAAAGATTGTCCGTATGTAAGACTGCATCCACCAGCATATAAAATCATTGTTTTACTTTATTGAAATTGTTTATACTATACTCAAACATTTTAGCAGGTAAACTGCACAGCCAAATATACACGGGCCAAAAAATAATGTTTGCAATAATTACATCATACCATTCACTAATCATCATATACCGTTTCTAGTGCGCTAACAGGAAGAGTAAGTTGTTTGTCAATGGCTCTTCTTACATATACTAAATCAATTACAGTAACACCTCGTAGAACTTGCGCACCTGTTTGTTCTACTAGATCTCTTGTAGCTATAATACTACCGCCTGTAGCAACCAAATCATCAACAATAACACAACGATCTGTGTGACCTAATAGACCTGTTTGCAGTGTAAGAGTTGCACTACCATATTCAAGATCATAGCTTTGTTCTAATAGCTCTCCTGGATACTTAGCACCTTTCTTACGTACCATTACAAAAGGTAGGTTCAATGCATATGCTACTGCCGCACCTAGTACAAATCCTCTGCTTTCAACTCCTACAATATGAGTAACATTGTCTTCGAGTTGTACTTTCTCTGCCAAAGCATCGATTACTCGATTGTGCAGTGGTCCTGCAAATAGACTATTCAAGTCATAGAAATTAACTCCTGGTATTGGATAGTGCGGAATTGTTCTAATATAGTCAGTCCACTTGTTCATTGTATTCTGCCTCTTCCATCATGTAATCGTATTCGATAAACATCATATCAAGTTCCATACCTGTTAATGCAAGTTCACCCATCATCCATACAATGAAAAGTAATCCTAATATGCATGCTTGTATTCCTAGTATAAATTTTATATATTTCATTTTGGCTCCCAATGTTCAAGACATCTTGGTTCGTACATGCCCATGCTACCTACTTGCACACGTTCGCCCGAGGCCTTGAGTCTATAAGTTTTAGTTGCTGGCTTGCCGCATATTGTGCAAACTGCAACAATTTTAGTTGCTGTTTCAGCAAGTCCCATTAGTTGACTGGTTGTTTCAAATGGTACCCCTCTGCTATCTTGATCTAGTCCACTGGCAATAACATTTACACCGTTGCGTAACCATACTTCAACTCCAGCTAATGTTTGTTTGGTATCCATAAACTGTACTTCGTCCAAACAAACTGTATTGAAGTTGTAGGGCATGATGTTATAGTGTTCTTCAATATCATCAAACTCGGTGATACTGATACAAGGATAGCTCAGTTGGTTGTGTGTGACAATAGTATCTTCACTGTAGCGATTGTCTTTGGCAGGTTTGATCACCAACACTTTTTTCTGCTGATGATCTAACCACAACACACGTTGTAGCAGTTTGCTGGTTTTACCAGCATACATCGGACCTGCAAATATTTCCAGTGTACCTCTAGACATATACTTCGTGATCCGATTCTACTGCTTCAATACCGCCATGTACTTGCCAGTTACAGCCCCAACTATCAAAACCTTTGTTTTCTAAAAACTCGTAACGACTCATCCAGTCGTCACCTTCCATTTGTTCATCATATTCTTCGTTGAGGGCATCTTGCTCTTCTTCGGTAAAATGGCTACCGTAAAAAACAAAATCCTCTGCACAGCCATCAAACGTACTATCCATTTCACATGCTTCATAACTTTCAAAGTCCCAGATCTCAGGCTCTTCTTGTTCGCCTTCGATGTACAAACAACTTTGTAGTTCTTCAGCTTCTTCTTCATTCATAACTTTGACAAAGAATGTTCCGTTACGCCACATGATTTCAGTATTCAGCATTTGACCAGTTTCTTCGTTTTTGAACTGTTCAATTTCAAACATGCTCTTTTTGAAATATGCACAAATCTCATATGTTTTACCAACTTCGATTTTCATTTTACAACTCCTAGTTTCTCTTGTATAAGTGAATAGTTTCTCTTAGCAAATTCTAAATTAGATAAACGACCATAGTGTTGATCGTCGTAAGCCCAGTCTAACACAGGCATAACACGTCGATTTCCATATCTCTGATACCAAATATCATAACGATCACACAACCATTCTACTTCTTCTAAACCTTTGTCGCCCCATCCCCACCAATTGAACACACAAGGAATACCCATGTGTTTGGTCATTGAAAAGACACCTTGCAATAATTGAATGTTGTGGATATTGTGTGTGTCATTCATTGCTCCAAGATATAAGTCTCTCCATTTAAAAGTTTTTCTTGGTATGTTTGTTTCCCATTCATTTAGATGAGGGTCATGTTGATAGATAATTCCTATTGTATCATCATTTCTATAAAACTCTAGTCTACTGGCAGTAGGAGCGTACCATACAATTAAATCAATGTCAAAATTTTCCAATGCCCATATAGCGTTTGTACAACACATTCCTACACTGGCACCAGGTGTTCCGACATTAATTAAATTATATCCTAATTTTTTAGCTAAAATGTCTGCCCATGTATCTTCTCTGTATAATGCTTGTCCAAATGTAAAACTACATCCTACAGTTAGTAATGTTTTGTCTCCTTGACAATCGTGTACCCGTAGACCATGTTGATCCATTTCGTACATTTCATTTTTAAATTCTGGATGGCAATGAACTCTAGGAATTTGCCTAGTATTTCCTAACATAGCCCAGGCGTCTTTAGGATGCCATATAGATTTATCAATCGTCTTCATAGTAAGTGTCTTCTAATTGCATCAAGATATTACTAAAACCAATTTGCATAACACTGTATTCATTTAATTCGTCTCTAAATGCTTGGATCTCTGCGGCTTGTTCTAAAGTTAGTTGATCAATATCTTCTACGCCATAAAACTCGCAAACATATTCGTATACAGCATCACTTACTTCACGTTCGATGTTTTCTTCCCATTTGTGAATACGATTCCATTCAAAGGACATGTTAAGACTTCTCCACTTTCTTGCCACGCTTACCTGCTTTAAAAGTATAAACTATATCGTCAGGATCAGTTTTTAGTTCTGATTCACATTGCGTAATTTTATTACCTTTTTCCAACCATTCGTCGATTAGTCGTTGATCTTCGTCTGTTGTTATTGATCTAACCATAAGTTCCTACATCCTCCCAAGGATAAACTAACCAAACATCTTCTTCAGCTTTGTTAACTTCATGACAAGTGTATGCACAATGTTCTGTGAATTCACTGGCTAGATTGTCTGTTAGTGTTGCAAATCGTACATTTTCATTCCACACATCATTCCAACCTTCGTGCCCAGGCAAACAAATTGCTTGCCAATCATTCATAATCCAATTGAATGTTGCACCTGTGTCGTTGATGTCGTCTACAATAAGAATATTTTTGCGCATTTTAGGTTTGCATTTGCCATCGTCATAACCAAAAGCATCTTCTGCCATCCAGCAGTTACTTTCGCTTTCTCTGTTGTCATCACGCAGGCTTACTTTGAGAGCTTCGCAACGAATACCAGTCATGTTACTAATAATAGTTGCAGGAACATTACCACCTCGTGTAATGCCCACAATGTAATCAGGCTTCCAACCATCTGAATACATTTGATTGACAATACTGACGCACATTTTTTCTACGTCTTGCCAACTATATCTATGTTTTTTAATCATTGTTCGTCATCTTATCTGCTATAAGGATTCCTCTGTACAACTCATTGTATGCGTCATACGCTTCTTTGAGCTCAGGATACTTGTCTTGTAACTTCTGATCTCTTGGTAATAGTAACATATGTTGGTGTAGATTGTCAAGTTCATTTAAGATATTTCTGCTTTTAACATACAGTTCTTTGTTTATGTATATACTATTACCATCTGTGGTAATGCTGCCAGCAGTATTAGTATCAAAGTCTGATTTATATGTCATTGTTCCCATTTCTTGTATCTATGTGCTTTGAAGCAACTATTTTGTGCTCCAGTAATAAACTCATTGAGTGGACTAGGATATTCTTCAAACCAAGGAATAACATATTCCCATACAGTTTCTCCCTTAGGTGTAACTTCAAACAGTCTGCCAAATGCGCTTTCACAAATAAACGTGTTGCCATTCCACAAACGCTGTACACTGCCCATGTACGGACTAAAGAAAGCAGGAGGCATATCATCCATGTATTGCCAAATTTGTTCTCCTGTTGCAATATCAAATTCTACAATTCTACTGTGATGTACACTAGGCGGACGTATATTACCGTTACAAAAAGCAATTAATGTTCCTTGCAATGTAACAACAGGGCAATGCTGTTGTGCTACATCGGGCCAAAGTTTTTTCCAAACAACTTGTTTAGTATCTCTGTCAACTCCAATAATACCGCTGGTGTTACGCAAGCTCATATAAATTGTTTTGCCACTGTAGCACACACCGTTGATCATGGGCCAATGATTATCTGGCATGCCTGTGTGACAAGGAAACTCTTCTTCTGTGATATGTTCCCATGCACACCATTCCCAAACTGTTTCACCTTTTCTATTGACCATACGCACAATATCACTGTAACGACCATCTTTGTATTCTGTGGCAGCTACATACAACAAACCGTTGTCTAGCCATTGTGCATCGTGATGTGCATAAGGATCTTCGTATTCCCAAACAATATTGCTTTTACGATCTGCTTCCATAAAGTGTCCGCCATGCCAAATATCCCAAGGCGGATAAAGATCAACACTGGTGTTATGACTACCGTTATAACCTAAGTTGCCGTTTTCTAACAGTACTGCATCTCTTCCAGGACGCACAGGCATATTCCATTCATGTACTACTTCTCCTCCGTCGTCGATAAGAGGTATACGACCTCCGCCAGTTTGCGGAGCAAACAGTGTGTAACCACCTGCTGTTTTGTTATCCCAATGTGTAAGTCCTAGCTTTCTACGAGCTACTGTTGTCATTTTTTTGTATCTCCAGGTTTTTATTTTTGCCAAACTTCATCTTTAAATGTTCTCCTGAAGTTGTGCCATCTACTTCTGTTTCATAATTAGGTGCATGAAAGTACACAATACTCATACGCCTTGATTCACTGCCTACAGGAGGATTAGTGACTCTATGTAATGTACTACGCCATTCTGGATTCCAACGTGGCATGAGGTCTCCTAAGTTTACAATAAAGGTGTAAGGCAATGGCTTTACATCATGCCATTGTTCATCTAATCCCATTACTTGTAGTCCGCCTGGTTTGTCTTCTGTTAACAAAAGTGTAAGGCTTCCAAAGTCTGTGTGCATGCCTGCTCTGATACCTTCAGGTGAGACGTCTTGCTTTGGATAGTTGTGTACAATTAAATTACTAATAGGTTTATCACTGCGCAAAGGACAGTGCATAAGATCCAACAAACGCTGTGATAAGTTAACACACATTTTATCGTATTCTTGATACACTGCTTTCATATCTTCGTTGGGCCAAATGTTCGGATAGAAGAAACCTTTTGCTCCTTCTGTTTCGTAATACGGATCACCAGGTACACCTTCTTGACCCATGCTGAACGTTTCTTTTTCATCTGGTTTAGCATCTTCGATGCCTAGTGTTTTTGCAAGTGCTTTGGCTCTTACTTTGTAGTAGCCTCTGCCATGCTCCATGTTTTGAAACTGTTCTTTGTGTTCCGGTGGTTGATCAAAAAATGTTTTGTTTACACTAAACATTCTATCAATAAGTTCTTCACTAATACCGTGTCCGCTTACAACGATAAATCCCCACTTCTTGCATGCTTCGTCTATTTCTTTATGTACAATATCAGCATCTCTACTAATATCAATTACTGGTACTCCGTCCATTTAACTTCCCTTCATTTCTGACTCGTGCCACTTGCGCATCAAGTACCAACCTATAGTTGATACGGTTATAAAAAATGCAAAGCCCAACATTGTTGCTGTTAGAATAAGTGCCATTACTAACGCTGTTTCTAAGTTTGCTTGTGCATAGATAATTTGTACACCCAGTCCGCCTGCCATGCTACCACTACCAATAATAAACTCTCCCACAATAGCACCAATAACACTAAGTCCTGCACTAATTTTAAGTCCTGCTATAATATTAGGTATTGCGGCTGGAAAACGTAGTTTAACAAATGTAGTAAATTTGTTGGTGTTGTGATAGTTAAACATTTCTACTAGGGTTGTGTTTGTACTTTTTAGTCCTAACAGTGTATTATTAATAATAGGAAACAATGCAATGATAACACTAATAATTATAATACTGTTGATTTCAAATCCAAACCAAAGTACAATTAGTGGTGCGACTGCGACAACTGGTACTGTTTGTAGTAATATCGCATATGGATACAAACTGCGTTCTAATATTTTACTCAAGCTCATTATAGTTGCTACTGCGATTCCTAGTACGGCAGCGATGATATAACCTGTAAATGCGGCTGTAAATGTGATGCGCAAACCTGTCATAATAATGTCAAAATCAGCTAACCATTGTTGTGCTACTGCACCTGGAGTTGGTAACAAAAACGCCATATCGTACATCATTGCTCCTAAATGCCAACCTCCAAGAAACAGTACAAGTATTAACACAGGTGGTATAATTTTTTTTACTTCCATGTTCTCAACTTTCCTGCTATTTCATTTACCAGTTTGCTGAACTTGGGTTGTGTTCTAATATCTGGCGTTCTTTGTTTAAATGGTATGTCTATAATGTCTGTAATTTTTCCAGGTCGCGGACTCATAACAACAACTCTGTTGCTGAGATAAACTGCTTCAGCAATATTGTGTGTTACAAGTATACTAGTGAACTTGTCACGCTTCCACATTTCATGTAATTCTTCTTGCAGGACTTCTCTGGTTAGTTCGTCAACTGCACTTAGTGGCTCATCTAGCAATATGTATTCTGGATCCAATACCAAACTACGTGCTAGGCTTAACCTCATTTTCATACCGCCACTTAACTGATGAGGATAACTGTTTTCAAAGCCGTCAAGTCCTACTTGCTTTAGTGCAACAGCGGCTTTGGCTTTTTTGTTAGGAACATTTTCCAGTTCCATTAATAATTCTACGTTTCCTTGTACAGTGCGCCATGGTAGCAATGCACTGTCTTGAAACACAAAAGCACCCTTGCTAGGTTTGTTTACCTTGCCGGGTGAATCAACTAAGTCTGCAATGATTCTGAGTAGAGTAGATTTGCCACAGCCTGAAGGTCCAACAATACTGATGAACTCGCCTGTGGCAATATCTAAGTTTACCTCAGCTAGTGCTTGAACTTCGTCGAAGTGTTTTGTTACTTCACTTACTTCAATCATAGCTGATACTTATCACTCGCAATTACCGAGGAATGATAAGTTGTAAGATGTTGATGCATCAAAGTCAGCTGGAACCATGTCCACTTGCTTCAATTGTGCAGATAGTTCTTCCCAACGTTCTGATTTCATACAGCCAAGTTTGCTGTAATCCTTTGGAAGAAAGTCTTCTTTCATAAGTTCAATAGCACCCATATGGATTTCTCTTGTAACTTTATTAGACTGACTAAGGATTAGATCCGCAGTTGGGTCTGGATTTTTCAATGATTTAGCAAAAGCCGCTCTCAGTCTATCTACAACTTCTTGTACTAGTTCTGGGTTCTCATCGATCATCTTTTGTGTGGTGAATAGCACACTGTAAGGTCTGTAGCCCAATGACTCAAGTGTAATTTGATCAGTTGCTACACCTTGTGCGGCTAGTCTTGCAGGAAGGAAAAGTGAATAACCCTGTTGGAACATTTCTTTTTCTCTGGCAAATAGAGCTAGATCACCCTTTAGTGGGAATTCTTGTGCAGTTACACCGTACTCTGCTTTTACCCACTTCCAGTATGTTACACCCATTTTAACAGCAAAACGTCTACCATCTAAGTCTTGAATAGTTTTGATGCCTTGATCTGGATGGAATACCAGTGTATAAGGTACATGGTCTAGGTTAGCAAAAACTGCAACTAGCCCTGCGCCTTTGGCGTTTGCAGCCATTACTGAATCTGATCCTTGTAGACCAAACTCAACTGAGCCAGCGGCTGTTTGAGCGGCTGTGTTAATACCAGGACCACCTGCTTTAACATTGATCTTTAGATCATGTTCGTCGTTATCTAACATTGCTTGCCAGAAAACACTTTGGTTACCTTGGGGGAACCAGTCCATAAGCAAAGTTACTTCCTTTGCTTGAGCAGTAGCAGCGAATAATAGTGCCACTGCACTGACTGCCAAAGATTTAATTAGTTTCATTTTTATCTCCTCTATTAGAATGTTGGGTGTTCTGTAACTAAAAAATGCTTCACCCTGTACGCTTGTTATCTTCCACAAGCGAATTCTTGTTGGAGTTTAATATTATCCATAAACTCCTTTTTAGTACCATGATCTTCAGTAAATGCACCACGTAATACTGTGGTTTGTGTTAGACTACTGGTTGCCATAATGCCTCTGTTCTCACAACAACCATGTGTTGCTTGAATATAAACACCGACATCATTGCTGCCAGTTGCTTTCTGAATTTCATTTGCAATTACCATAGCAAGTTCTTCTTGCAAGGTACCACGTCTAGCACACCATTGTGCAATACGTGTATATTTGCTGAGACCAATAAGTGTATCAGCTGCTATGATACCAATGTAAGCTGTGCCTTTTACAGGCTGGTGATGATGGCTACACATGCTAACCAGTTCACTACGAACTACCAGCATGCCAGTGTATCTATCATCTGTTACATTGGGGAACGCTGTTGCATTGGGCATTGGATCATAACGCCCACTCATCAATTCATTGATGTACATCTTGCTTAACCGTCTTGCAGTCTTTTGACTGTTGGGATCGTTGGCTGTGTCAATAACCAAACCATCCAGTACGGTTTTAAATTTGTTTTCTAATTCTTGTATTAATGCTTCTTTGTCTCCTGGTTGCATTACCGAGGAGATATTATCGCCCGCCCAATAACGAATGCCTGCATCGTCTAGGCGTGCCTTTAGTTCTTCTGATTTGTCCATTATTTGCTCCGAGTTATAGTGGTGTGTCACTTTTTGTTATTGTGTCATACATACGATTGCCACTGAAAAAATTCTGTGTCAACTGTGCTGACTCTGTATTTAACATGTTGTGATAATTACCGTGATTTTCCATGTAATTTTTTAACTTTTGGACAATCTTGGTTTTGTTCTTTTGATAACTATCCCAACTTTCTGTCCATTCACTTGGATACTTAAATTCGTCATCATACATTTCTGTATAGCTGAGTCTATTAGGCATCATAGGAATGGCTCCTACCAACGCACCTTCATATGCGCTAATACCCAGTGTTTCTTGCAAGTTAGCACTAAACACTACCTTAGCTTCACCGAGTATATTATGGTATTCATTTTTTGTCAATTGTTGTTCCTGACAAACTATGAATTCGTATTCTGGTAACTGTGTTGCCAAATCTTTAAAAATATCTAGTTGTTTTTCAGGTGCTAGTCTGTGAGGAAATACCACTGTGTTTCGCTTTTCCATGTTCTTGTATGGTGCAAGTGTGTCTTGCATATACTCCATGGGCCAGCCTGTGATAACAATATTATCGTTGCTGTCTTTGAGTGTCTCTGCGGCACTCATACCAAACATACCTTTGTAGTTCAGCAAGTTCTCAGCAAACAGATTCAAGTGGAACTCTGTAGCAAAGTAGTTGTGATCATAGCACCAGAACATACTTTTCTCAGCATGTCTTACCCATGCCGCATCTCCAATTAGTCTTCCCAAAAAGTCCTGAGGATCATAGCTACCGGCATGCCACATGCCACCGATAGTAATATTTGTACCAAGAAGGCTAGCCATGTATCGTAACTGAATAACAGTAGGATTCCAAGCATCAGTGTAGAGGAAATAATCGCCATCGTTAATTTTCCCTTCACAGAAGAGTCTACCCAATTGCTCAAGCTGATTAGATTTGTATACATTTGTGCCTCCAAAATTGAGGAAGGCCCCAGGCGTAGTAGCCTGAGGCGTTTCTCCACCACTGATAACAACTACATCATCAGTGTGTTTGCGCAACTGCTCAGGAAGATGTTTCTTCCATTGTGCAGTGTAACGAGTATCAACAGCTTCTATGTCTATAATATAGACTGTCATGCTGCCTTCTTCTCAACCCAAGGATATTGGAAAATACCAACGTGGATTTTAAGTTTTTTAGGACTACGATCTGCATTGATCTTTACGTTAACATCGTAAGTGATTGCAGTATCACGAACACTGCTAACAATGCTAAAGTCCTGAATTTTACGACTTTTAGCTAAGTCAACGAGGTAGCTTTTGAACAACTTTTTAATGCGTTCTTCGCTGCCTTCTTTAGCTTCTAAACGACCGTCATAAGGTTCGATAATCTTAATTAGGTCGTACTTGATATCATTAATACTAATGCGGTCTTGTCGCATTTTATTGTACCTCGTATTCAATGGTTGCTCCATTCTCACCGTCTTCACTGACAGTAAGTTCGATTTTACGATTGGGATATTTAAAGTTAATTTGTTGTGCAAGATCATCGCAGATCATTTCACAACTTTTATAGTCCAATTGCAGTGTCCCATCTGCATATAGACTTTCCAACCAGCGTTTAAACTGAATGAATTCAATATCACGATCATCGTGGAATACTTGTATTGCCACTGTGAAGTGAAAAATATGTCGATGAATATAGCCTAAAAAGCTGACGTCATCGTCTCCGCCTGTAGCAAGATTTGGATCGTCTAGTGCCGCAGGATATTTATGTAATCCTTCTTTGCGAAATGTAACCCAAATCATACTGTTTGTTTTTTTAAGACCTTGCATCTTTGCATCTTCCTGTCTCATTTTCCAGAGCATCCATTCGTAATAACGTTCTGGTTCTGGTTGTTCTAACATTACTCGTCATCATTGTCGAATTGAATATTAACTTTCTTTTCAATTCGTTGCATAATTTGTAAGATTTCCCACAGTTTCCAATCCATAGTCTTTGCCATTTCCATCAAGGCAGAGTCTGCTGTTTCTTCTTCTGCAGGTTTTTCTTCGATCACTCGAATCTTCTTAACCATTAGTTTCTCCTTTGAGTTTCGTTATCTCGTCTTTGAGTTTTAGTTTGCGCTGTTTCATATTTTTAAGTGTTCTTTCACTATGTGTTGTATTATATAACCGTTTGATTTCAGTGTCAAGCATTCTATGTTCTTCAACTAGTTTTTTTAGACGGTTTTCTACAGGGCTCATTACTTACTCTCTCCCTTAGATCAGTGGTACTGAATCTATGATCTCTTTTGTTAAAGTATAGATCAATGCCACGTTTACGACAAATATCTTTGCCTGTAAATTCTTTTTCACGATATTCCTCACCAAGAACTCTTACTGAGATATGATACATGCTCAATATATCTTGTAGGTCTTGTTCTGTTTGATAGGGAATTATCTCATCTACATAGCTAACTGCACTAAGTTGTGAGTAGCGTTCTACTAATGTTTGTACTGGTTTGTTTTTTGTATCTGGTCTATCGATTGTAGGATCTGTTTGTAAGCCAACAATCAAATAATCACAATGTTCCTTAGCTTCTCTGAGCATAGCAATATGTCCAGCGTGTAGCAAATCAAATGTGCTACATGTAAAGCCTATTCTTTTGTTACCGTTCATTTGATTACCGTATCACCAACATAGTCTTTCCAGTCTGTGTATACATCACGATCCATTAGATCATGTACACTGTGGCACCATACACCTGGATTGCTGTGTCCCCATGTTGTGTCATCTAGTTTAAGTGTTGCGTTATAATTAAATTGTTTAATGTATGGAAGTTTTACACTTATCATACTAATGTAGTTATCATATTCGTCAAAGCCTGATTCTAACACACCATCTGCATACTCAACACCAAAGTCTAGTGTACACCAGTAACCTAGTTTGAGTAATGGTGTAATCATTCTTTCCCAATCACCATACGCTTCGTCATCTTTGGGAGTAAAACTTTGACTTGTACCAAAGTACAAATGTCTAATACCATTTTCATCAGCACGTTTTTGAATCTCTTCCCAAGGCTGAATGCCAACTACGAACAGTGTTTTCTCTCCATACATTGCTGTGCGTTCTACTTCTGTGCCAATAAAGTAAACCACATCTTGGCGTTCGTTTGTATCTAATCCCATACGATGTAACCTCTACTATAGTTTGCAGGACGATCATAACCATCCTTAAATGCTTGTTTCCAATTTGTTTCTCTATTATATCCTTTAGTCCACACATTGTCAAGTTCAATCTTGCTTGTGCTGACTGCATATGTCGCCCACTTCATTGCTTCGTGAAATGTTTCTGCTCTGGGACTTGGCATCTTGATTGTCACATTATTCCATAACCAATCTTCCAATGGAAAATTATATTGCCTGTTTGGCGCACTTGCTAGTATTACCAATGCATTTGGATTTACTTTAACATTTGCAATTTTACTTTCGCCTTTGAGATCTACAATTACGTCATATGTTTTATTTGGCTTGCTACCATTTAAAAACTGTTGATTAACATTTGGGTTAAACCAATCTTGATTAGCGTTACCCCATACATCAATTTCAAAATCATAGTCGAATTCTAATAGTGTTTGATGAAATACTTTTGCAAGAAATCCGCTGCCAATGATTAACATGTTTCCTTCATTGCGCTTTTTTAATTCGTCTGCACAAACGAACTCCATATTAACCGCACATGCAACAGGCTCAATGATATATTCTGGGCTAGCTTCAGGCACTACACAATATGTACCTTTTTTACAGTTATACATGTCAGCATATGCAGGCTCGCCTCTGGTTGCAACATAATCTCCTATTTTACAATCATCAATATCATTGCCAACAGCAACTACTTGTCCTAACCCTTCATGTCCGTGCATTTGAGTTGGTAGTAATGTAAAGTCACCTGTCATCATATCAATATCACTGCGGCATACACCAGTCATAACTGCACACACACGTATTTCATCTTTGAGTAACATAGGCACCATATAGTCTTTTTCAATAAACTCTCCGTTGCCTTGTGTTATTAATTGTCTTACAGGTTGTTTAAGATTTGATGAATCCATAGATCCATGTCCTTTTGTTTGTTCCAAAACTCATCATTATTTAGGTTCTCATGCGCAATACGAATCATTGCTTCATATGCACTTTCAGGACATAGTCCTAGTTGAAAACTAATTTTGTCTGTGTGGATAGCAATATCATCTCCACTCATACTGCGCCAGTCTGCATGTAAACTGTATCTACCAAGGTCAATGTAACAGCTATCATCTACATCATATACTCCATCTTTAACAATAGCACCATAGTTAGTGCCTGTCAATTGTGGAAGTTTCCAACGCTGATCACATCGACTGAACTTTGGGCTCATGTGCATCCAGTCTGGTTCTAATACTTGTACCCAACTCAACAAGTGTGGCATTAAGTCTCTGCTTACGCCGCCAAATGCTAGTTCTTTTGTAGTAAACCAACTGCCTGGCTTGGGTACTCTGTTGTCATTGATCCAGTTAATACGCACTTGACCTTGACTTGCCGCTTCACGTATTTGATGTACATTGTCTCTGTATTGATTGTTCTTGGTCATCATAATACGTGTGTTAGGATGATCTGTTAACAGTTCTTCCCACAGCTCTGGATCATCTACACCAGGCTTTTCAACAAATACAATGTCACAGAAGTTTGCGCATAGGTCTGCTAGCGGATAATGTGTGTGATTAGGTGTAGTGATATGACAGACATCCCATTGTACTAGACCTTGTTGCAGTGCTTTGTACACATGCTTGTAGTCTGCATCGGGATCTGCAATGTCCACAGTTGTTACTTGAACATTCATATCTTCGTAAATCTTTTTGTAGAGGCTACCAAAGCCTGTGCCTACAATAAGTGCTTTATTCAAAGAGTGCATTAAATTGTGCCGAACTGTTGATTGTTTTCTTACCTACAGCACCACGAGTGCCAATTACTTTCATCCATAGTTTACGATGTTTTTCAATAATTTGCAAGCTCTTTCCTTTGTCGCTTTCTGCAAATACTTCCATAACAACGTCTTTGACTTCTTGTCTGTCAAAACTATTGTCTACCATCATGCTAGGATATTGACCTTTGTCAAATGCACGGTTTGCTTCTTGTACACTCTTGATGTGTGTCCAAACATTATGGTTCATCATAAGTGCATATGAAAAACTATCCCAACTTGTTTTTGTTTCGGTGCCCATTCGACTTACATCTCCGGGTGCATAGTAACAGATATCATTGAGCATAAGTCCACTGCTCATTGGACTACTTTGAAATTCTGGATACATTTGTTTAGACATATCATCAAATGTCATTGTACTGTTTTTGTATGCTTTGTCATCTGGAGCATCCTGCATCATGTAACTCCATTTGCTGTCTTGATCCAAACGCCAGTTTGTGTAATACTGTCCATTTGCTGTACACAAGAAAGGACTTGCACAATCAAATGTTACAGTGAATTTTGGATTATGATACTTGCGTACTCCACGTTGTACGGCAGTCAGCACCAGAGCCCATTCTAATTTGCTGGTTCCCAGGAAGTGCATAACATCATGCAAACCTTCTTCAAGTAAGCCGTCATGTCGAAGTTCAACTAGTCTTTTGAGTGCTAGTTCAATGTCGCACATGTTTTGACCACCCATTGCCCAACCATTAAAATGTGCATCTGGATACTGCTTTGGATCACAAAACTTTTTCATTTGTGAATACCAATCATCCGCTTGTGCAAAGTTTTCGCCTTGTAGTACGTTCAAGAACTTACAATCACCACTACGATTTCTTACAAAGTATTCGTTGTTGAATGCAGTGCCATCAACAGCTTCTTGATAACTGCTGATGTTGCTTGCTTTTGCACCTTCAGGACTTCTACTTACCCAAGCTGGAATATCGAGGATCATGCCATAGTCCATAAAAGCGTCCATCCATTTTAGGACACCATCACGTTTCTTTTGTGCTAGATTGCAACCGCTGTTTGCTCTCCAGTCACCTTCCCATTTGCCTTTACCAATTTGGAAACCACCACTATCGCCTAGTAGCCAACTGTATTCTCTGTCACGCTCTCTGTACTGACTTTCTCTGTACATGTCTTTTTGTAAATCAAGACTTGCGTGACCTGCGCTGTGCAAACTCCACTTGTATCTAAACAAGCCTTCCTTTGCAAGCCAGTTGATACTTTCTACGCCATGAGGGAGGTGCGAAGGGATTCGCTGTAGTGGGATATAAGGTGTGCCACTACCTTTCTTGTTCTCGTCATAAGGTTCTAAGCCTCGCCGCTGTCGCCCCACGAATAGTGCATAGAAAGTACTAAGTGCTGGCAAGAATATAGCAAAGTCATCTTGCGTTGCTGTTAGGTCTGTGTGTTGGTTATGTTCCATTATTGTTTTAACACTTTTCTTAACTCAGCACCTTCAAAATTATCCATTGCTAGATACTTTGCAAGCACTGTATTTTGAGGGTCTAGTTTTGCAATCTCTTTTGCAAAATCATTGATCATATCATAATCTAATTTAGTTTTGATATGTTTACCCATTTACTTGCTCTGTGCTGGCAGGATATAGTCATAAGTTGCCATACCACTGTCTACTGTAATCATTGCCGCTCCTGCATCACTAAACTTCATAGTAATGTCTCCTGGCAAGTTGAGAATACTCAACACTTGTGCTACGGGCCAACTCCAGCCAGTGTTTAATGCACCGTTAACATTTGCCGCAAACACAAAGTTACCTGCGTGTGTGCTACTATCACCAAAGAAGAACTTTAGATCGTTGCCTTCAGTCTTTGCAACAAACACAGTCTCTTCACTGTTGGCTTGTGCTTGCATCTTAAAACGTGCAATGCTTGCGCTGTTGGGCTCCATTGTAATATCCCAATTCACGCCTTTGAACTTGACGCTTTTTAGTTTTTCTTCAACAACTTCTTTGCTCATAAAGCGATAGTCATTTTTAAAGTCGCCGTTTGCATTTTCAAAATGCAATCCAAATGGAACAGTTTCACCATTGCGATCTTGTGTGTTCACAGTGATGTTTGCATTTTCTTTGTATTCTTCAATGTTTAGAAGAACGTTTAGTTTGCTAAGATTGGGCAAACCAAATGTGCCATCTAAGCCTGGTACCTGCTCTTTGAACTTTGCTTGTACAATTACTGTACGGTCATCATCCATTGCTTCCAAGTTAGTTGTGCCTTCTTCGTTCACAACTTTTGCTTGGTCAATGAAGCCAAGACCATGTGTATGTTGTACAATATCTTTGAGATAATCTCGCATGTTATGTCCTCTTCTTTATGTATACTGTATAGCTACCTTGTGTACGAGTGTTGAATCTGTATTCTCGTACAAAAGTATTTAGGTGGAGCCAAGTTTCGATCTCATTGCGTATCAAACCTTGTCCACAAATAATTTCACAGCGTTTAATATTTTTATAATAACAGTCACTGACGAATCTGTCAACCACTTTCCATGCTTCGTGAACATGTTTGCCGTGTAAATCTAGTTTCATTAATTCCAGTCAAACAAACTATCAAACGTAGTTTTATCCTCTGCTTTGGTTAGGTCCCAGTTCATTACACCTAACAAGTTTTCTATTTTCTTTGTAATGATACCTTCTTCCATTGTGTCTGTGTCAAACGGAAGTTCTTTGTACCACTCGGGCAAGCGTGTTTCGTCTGTTGGATAACCAATACTAGTAAAGCCCATTGGGTTGTCTTTAAGTTTACAAACAATGGTCTTCATACCATCCATAATTTCCATGCTGTAACGATCACTGTTCATTCTACGCATTCTATTGTAGTTGATTGCCGCCCTAACATGCCCAGGCATATTTGCTTTGCCTTTGTATACTTCATCTCCTGTTTTAGGATCTATCATATACTCGCTGTTGTAATAGTGTGTGAGTTTGTTTACACGTTTAGGCGTACCTTTGAGCCATGCTGGCATGTTTCTAAACTCACTGCGAAACTCAATAATGCGTTCAATAATCTCTTCTTCACTGGTACCTGTCAGTGTTTTGAGCAACAGTTCATTCAAGAAGTCTTGCATAAATGCCGGAGTGTCTGACCTTTTGAGATCCAGGCCCATTGCTTTGATCTTGCCTGGCTTATCATCTTTATCTTCTCTGTGACCTTCATTGTCATACACTAAAATTGCATAGCGTTTCTTTGTGATGTATATACCAGCAGTTGCACTGACTTCACGTGCCGCCGCAATAATTTCACCTTGCTTGCGATCCAATACATTGTGTGCTTGTGCCATGTAATCAGGGAATGTTTCATTGGCTTGTTCACACACAGTTTCATACAGTTCAGTAACTTTGTCTTTGTCCCATGCAAACTCGCCACTTTCAATTTGTTCTTTAAAAATAGGATATGCACTAAAGTACACACTGTCTGTATCACCATAGATAATTGCTGGACCAACATGATTGTATTCACCTGTAAACAGTTCATTTACTTTGGCGCCCATGTGTCTTGCAATACATCTACCAGTTAGTGTTGTGCTTTGCCCCATGCGTGGATCATTGAATCTACTACCTGGATTCAGCAACGCACCATACAAACTGTTCAAGTTAATCTTTTTAACAAGTTGTCGTTTGTCCCAATAAGCAGTTTCTTCAATGTTGCCTGCCGCTTGATTCTCACGCATGTTCTTTTGCAGTACTTTACGTTCTGCATACCAGCGTTCTAGCAAGCCTGGAATGATGCCTTTTCTACTTTGATCTAGTATTGTACCATTGCTGGTAAGCACCCAAGGTTGCCCACTTTCAAAGATAATCTGATACAGTTCAGCACCTGTGCCTTGCAGTTCCTCACCATTTTCAAAGTCAATGTACAGTAGTGTTTCATCATCTTTAGCAATAACAAGTTCATATTCTCTGGCAGCAAATTTGCCTTCCCACGCCTTTGCTACTTCCCATTTGTGTTCTGCTAGCATTGGCACAGTCAGTGTATGTCTAATTTGACCAACAATAGTTTCTGTACTCATGTTCAAGCTACGCAAAATACTTGGATACAGACTGTTCAAGTCCATACTACCAATCCATTCATGAAAGCCTTTCTTGGGCGTAGCAACATATGCACCAGCCGCTGTACATGCTTGAGGATAGTGCTTTTGCGTTTTGTCGTGTTGCTTGTCAGGAACAATAAGTCCTCTACTGTGTGCTTCGTTGAGAATAGCTTGATCTGTAACAGCAACCGCACCCATAGTTGTTTGTACAAGAACTGTGTTGTCATGTGCAATAACGTTTGCTAGGTCAATAAATTGTAGCTTCTTGTCCATGCGTACAAGTAGATCAACGTCTTGTCGGGAGTATTGAATAAACGTTTCAAAGTCGTTGTTGTAAAGCTGATCCAGTGTGCCTTCATATTCTGTTTTGCGTTCACCAAGTTCATATTCGCCAATGGCATCCAAACTATAACTGTGCATTTCATGATATGTATACTTGCGATACAGTTCCATGTAATCCAAGTGCAGTCTGCCCACTGTGTCAAATGTTTCTTGTGCTTTACCATAGCGTTCGAATTCTCGTCTGTTGGGATACTTGCCCCACAAACAAAAACGTCTTGTGTGTTCTTTGCCAAGAACTCTTGCTATGCGATTCACCAAGTAGGGAATATCAAAGCCTTCGCTGTTCCATCCACTCATTACATCTGCATCATCAATCAACTGTAAGAATGTATCCAACAGTTCATCTTCTGTGTCCATGAGAATAGTATCCTCAAATCTGTCCACAATAAGTTGTGCATCTGCTCGTGTAAGTGTTTTGGGTTTACAAACCAAACAGATAGTTTTACCAATCCAATCCAAGTGTACACTGACCGCTGTTACTGGATTGAATGGATCACTGGGATCTGCAAAGCCTTTGTCTTTGTCAAAGTCAACCTCGATATCGAAAAATGCTTGTTGTAGTTTAGGAGTATCTGCTCCCAAATAGTTGTCAGCCAAACATCTAAACACTGGATTGACATCGCTTTCGAACAGTCGTTGATTGCTGTACAGTTTCTTTTCTTTTTTGAACTGTTTACCGCTAGTAGTTACCACACGTTGTAGTTTGTCGCCAAAGATACTTTCAAAATTACCTCGACTGTCTTTGTAATAGAACAAGTAACGTGCAGGATACTCCCTGAACTCTCTTCTACCATTTACACGTTCTACAACGTGAATAATATCTTTATCTCTATCAATGAGTGCGTCTACATACATTAGCTAACAAATGCTCTTTCTTGCACAAACGTACCTTGTGTCTTTCTATTACCTTCACTGAATCCTAGTGCAGTGAAGTGATCTCGAAGATCGTTGTTGAATGCTATACTTCCACATAACATTATACGTTGTATTTCAGGATTGTCAATCTTAACTGTTCCGTCAGCCATAAACTTTTGAATACGTCCATGTAATTCAGCAGGTTCTTGTGTTACTGTGCTGATGTATTCAATTGGCATTTCGTTGAGAAAGTCTCTGTAACAATCTTGTTCTGCATGTGTTCTCGTGGTCCATGTTACTGTGATATTGTCAAACAAATCGTATGTTTCTGGCTCACGTAACAGACTAATAAAAGGTGCAATACCTGTACCACTAGCCATCATTACCAAGTGTCCACCTAATTCTAAGTTAGCAAGTATCAATGTTCCTGTAGGCTTGTCGCTTACTAATATTTCGTCTCCAACTTGTACATGTTGTAGTTTACTAGTTAGAGGACCGTCTTGTACTTTGATACTGTAAAACTCCAAGTAATCGTCGTACGGTCCACTTGTTAAACTGTATGCTCTATTAGGTGTTTCTGGATCTAATGTACTAATCATAACAAACTCTCCCGCAGTAAATCTATAACTGCGAGGTCGTTCTGTTCTTATTCTAAACAGTTTATCTGTATAGTGTTGTACTTCAGTAACTGTTAGGTTAAGCATTAATTATCGCGGCCCACTGCCTGAAGCACCTCTTCAACTGCACTGAAGCTGTCTTGCACTTGTGCAAATTCGTTTTTGTATGCAATTCTAATTGCTTTGTTAAGCACCGCTGGCTTCATATCCATTTCTTCTGCAATGGCTTTTACTGTGTCTCTGAGACCTTCTTTGAGTGTTTCTACTTCACCAGTTACTTGAATACCTTCACTCATAAGTTGTTTAAGTTTATTAATTTCGCTATCGCTAAAACTACGTACAGGCATGAATACCTCCTTTATCTTGTATTCTTAACAATATAAGCTATGTTTAGTTACTTGTCAACAGGTTTCTTGGTGTTAACCCATAAACATTCTACGCTTTGATTAGGTCCTGTGACCAAAACCGATGCATTGCTTTTTCCTTTTATGCATGCATCTTTATCATCATAGTTTCCTATGTGATAGTGATCAATATTCTGACCAGAAATTGCTAACCATATTAATATCCACATCTACTCACTCTCCTCAATACTGTGTCCCCACTGATCCATAATGAATTGTCCAAATGCCTGCCCAAATATCCACATTAGAACTAATAAGTGGGCTACAATATATAACAGCACCGGTATCACAACAAAACTAACCCAACGTGGCTTTTTTTCTAACCAGTGTAATAATTTTTTGATTTTGTTTTTCACGCCATCCAGCATGTACTTGCCTATAACATAACGTAATACTCGCATTACAATAAGTATAGGCGAGCTTAACACATCAAACAGTATTAAAAACAAATCAACACTGACGTCTACTATAGAGTCAATGTTTAACTTTTTCTTAATACGTTCCCAAAGTGTCAATCTTCCAACTTCTTTATACGCTCCTCGAGCTCATCTATTTTTTGTGTAATTTTTGGATAGCGTTGGCGCCATGCGTCTTCCGGTTGTTGCAACCAAGTCCAGCCCCAACGTTCTACCAGGTAGTCCACGCATTTGTCTACTTTACTGTAAAACCAAAGTCCAATGCGTGTACTACTGATATATGCAACGAATATTGCACCAAACGCACTTCCAGCCAGTGCAGTGTAAATCCATAGCCTATCGCTAGCCATGCGTTCGATCATTTCCCACATACTATTCTGCTTTCCAAATAGTCCATGCGCCATAAGCAATTGCTGCTATAGCAGCAATCTTGATAAGGTTAGTTGCAAACAATGCAATTAAACCCATTGCAACTAGTACACCACCATCCCAAGTAGTGCGTTCGTTCATACGTTTTTTAATCCATCCCACGACGATTCTCCAATATTTTTGTCATAACATCTGTTGCTGTATGTGTAAAAAAACGTGGTGCAACACCATGTATGATCAGTGCAGGAACCAACAATTGTAGTTTTACAGCCACCTTAAAGGCTTGTGTCATATGCTGTAATCCTGTTTCACCTACTTCGTCTAGGTGTGCTTTACATTGTTTGCTTAACATTATTTGATTCCCATTGCAGCAAGTGTAGCTTTACCAACTATACCATCTGGTACTAGTCCTCTACTTTTTTGCCACGCTATTACAGCGGCTTCTGTGCCTGGGCCAAAGTCTCCGTCTGCTGTTATACCCAATGCGGCTTGTACTGCTTTAACAGTTTCTCCTTTTGATCCTTTTTTCACTGTACTGTGTGTAAATGGAGGAGGTGTCCAATCACCGCCTAGCACTTCGAGTGCGTGAGCATAATGTTTCTTGCGATCATCTAATCCTATAGTACCGCCATTAATTCTTTTGGTCATGCCAACAACATCTTGTTTGTCAGCCCATTTGTTTAGACCATTTGTTTTCCAAAACCAACATGCACTTTCTAATGCGCCTTTTTTGGTTTTGAGATACTTGATAGCTTGCTCTGCTGTGTATCCTAGTGTTTCACCGAACTTGGTATAATTGTATCTTCCAGTAAGTTGGATAATACCTCTACCACGAAAGCGCCATCCGTCGCCACTTGCAGTATCACCGTTTTCCATTCTGTTTGCATACACTACGTTTGCAATCTTCTCAGGTTGTCTATGGTATTCATTTGCATCTCTGCCAGCTCTTACAAAGTACTTGGGAAATACAGCATTCAATCCTTTGGCACTGTAGTTCAAGTTTTCCTCTGTAACTTTAAAGTTATTACTTTCATGAGCGCACTGTGCTATAAAACCTGCAACCCTGTTTACTGTATTGATTTCGTAGTAAGGCAATATTTCTTCCATTGCTTCAAACCACTCAAGGTACGCTTTATTGCCGTGCAATAGCTCTTGTACCATATCTTCAGTAAATTCAAATTCAAATGTACTCATCTTGTACTCCTATTTTATATAGGTATTTATTTTGTTTTGCGGATTTCGTCTAATAAATTGCGAATATGTTTAAGTTGTGCAAGCATATTAATGCTGGTTTCTTCTACTTGCTTTTGTTTGTCCCACATTGTAACAACACGTTCAACAGCCCAATACCACCAAAGGATTGCTAAAGTAGAGAACACAATGATTACTGCACACATAGCTACTTGAAACCATGTATCATCACCTACTAGCAAAGGCACAATAATAACACCAAGTGCTACCAATGGCAATACTCTAGCCAAGCACAACCACCAAGTTGCTTGCTTTTTAGTTTTTTGTTGTTGGTTCACCTGACCCATGCTCCTATACGTCCGTGTACATCTGGGTCTTCTACATATTCATATCCTTTGGGAGGACATTCGTTTTGTCCTTGCCACACAGGAATGTACTCTTGCCTATTGCCAGGAAAGTCTGGGTTGTGTCTCAAGTGTACTTCTATTAGTTTGCCGCCTATATACTCACAGTTTATCTTACTGTATTTAACTCGTATACTTCCTAGAAAAGCAGGCATTTTAATTTTTACATCATCAACTCTTATCCAACGATCCCAGCGTGTAAATGTTCCTGGTGCCTTAAAACCTTGTACAGCTAGGCACTGTTTACCCCAATCATAATCTACGCTTATGTGATCGCCTTCGAACCACTCGCACCAAAAGTGTCCTGGAGTCAGATGATTTGTTGAATCTTTGATGTATTGCTTTTGTGCGCCAAGACCTAGACCCATTGCATTCACACAAGGACGTACCATGTAGTATCCTTCTTGAGGAACAGGAGTTCCAACAGGACCACATGTATAACCAAGATATCTTGCTAGTATAAGTTTGTCAAGACACCACAAATCTTCAGGTGCAGTGGTTAACCACGCTAAGTCTTCTTCATCCATATCATAATCCGTGTTCAACACCACTGTCTTGCCAGGGCCATTTCCTTGCATCTGTTTCTACGGATATAGTTTCTTTGCAATTGCATATTCCACACACATCATTTATACAGTCTGGACAGTTTACTCTATCACAGTGACATTTATGTCCGCATTTTGTACAAATCTTATGTGTGTCCATATGTTAACTTTGTGTTACTGTTCTTGACCATTCTGGTTTTAGTGTAGCATATGTAGTAAGTTGGTCCATTATGCTTTCCCAACCTGAATCAGTCCATGTTTCAGTTTTAATAAAACCGTCATTTGTACTGTTAATATCAAATTCTATTACTAGATCACCACTTGCTTTTGCTGCTTCTAGTGCTTCATTTATTGTATCTAGTCTACTAGTTGAATCAAATGTATCTGCATGATCTGCACCAAACTGATCCAGTGCTTCTGTTACATTTGAAAAACTTGCTCCAGATTTTTTAATTTCAATAGTTAATATCACAGGCATTCATTCCTCTACTTTCTAGTAGTATTGCTTACGTTTTTAGCTTTACCTCTGCGATTCTTGTTTGGATCTTCTCTTCTCTTTTTACGTACAGCGGCAGCAATTGCTTTTTTGCCACCTTTAGCTCTTAAACTTGCAGCTCTACTTTTACTTAGACACTTAGGCTTGCCTTCGCCTTTTTTACTGTCGCCACACTTACCAATACGCTCGCCTTTGGCATTATAACGGTCCCAGCCACCACCGCCAGCACCGCCTTTTTTGCCCTTGCCAAACCAAGCACGTAGGTTTTCGTCTAAGATTTCTTCAATAAGCATGTTACTTCTTCTTTGAATTGCCCCAGTTCTTAGCACCTTTCTTACGGCACTGAACTAGTGCGCCACTAGCATAAGCACTGGGCCATACTTTGTAGCGAGCTTTTACTTTGTGATAGCAAGCATCTTTTTTCTCTGCTAGCTTATCAAACTGTGCTTCTGAAACCATTACTGTTTCGTTTACTTTGCATCCTTCATCATTCATATCAAACACTTGTCTGCATGCTGATTGTAGTTTATTGGGATCGTCTAAAAATTTTGATAGATACTGATAAACTTCATCCCATGATTTAGCTTTTTGATGCATACCTGGCGTCAAGATAGCTTTTGCTGAGTTATTCCAATCGTAGTTTGAAATTGGATTACCATTGTACAAAAACTTTGTTTGATCAATCTCAATAGTTGTTGGTGTATCATACTCGTCTTCGTATTTTACTGTTAATTCATCTAGTCTCATTACTTTAGCCTATCATATATAATGTCTAAGATTTTTAAGAAACCGTTTTTAGTTTCAATCTTATCAATAATTTTTGCTTGTGTTTCTGGCTTTTGCTGATCAAACACTTGCAAGAAAATATTAGCTGTGGTCATGTCTACTTTCATTGTACTGTCTTTGAACTTGACAGGCAGAGCACTTTTGTCTGCAACAATCTTTCTCATCATGCTTACGTTTTCATTGATTCTCATAATTCTGTCGATATGCTCCTGATATTTACTTTTCTTTTTCTTTTTCTTCTTGCCGTACTTGCCTTCATCAACAACATAACCATCTTTAGTTCTTTTTTCTGGAGGATATCCTGTGCCACCTGACTGTGCTTTTCGATATGCTGCCGCTCTAGCTAATCCATATCTTTCTAGTTCATCTGGATCACTGGGCGGTCCGTCTGGGTATTGACGTCTTAGAATATCATCTGCATGTGTTTGTAGATCCATACTGTACTGTGAATCTTGATAGTAAGGATCATCTGCACCATCAAACTTTTGACCAATTCTGTCAAGTTTTACACCTGGTAAATCTAACATTCTTTCAGGGTCTTCGATGCTTGGAATAACAACACTTGGGTTAGCATATCCTTTGACATTTTCTCTACGTCTTCTTTCTCTGTTCCAGCGTCTTAGATCATCGATTGGGCCTTCCATCAGATGTGCATCGACTCCTGCTGTACTTTTTAGTTTTTTCATTTGAGCATATTTCTTAGCCGCACCATAACTTGAAGTTGCTTTGATAACTTCTTTTCCATGCTTTGCATGAACCACTGTGTAAGTGTTTTCTTTGGATTCGCCTTCTTCAAATCCTTCGGGTGTCTTGCGTTTTTTACCTGTTGGACCACCATGACTCATCCAAGGCTCAACTCCTTGATATGGATCAAGAGGTTTAGTATAGTCTTTATTATCAACTGAATCAAAATCTGCAGGGCTCATTGTTGGCATGCCAATAGGACGACCGCCGATAGTTTTTGTTGTTGGTAAATCACTCATATCATAGTCTGCATACTTGCCTGCACGGAAGCCTTGTGGATCTTCGTATTCACCTGGTTCGGGCCAAGCTCTTGCACCCAGTGATAATGGTTTACCATCACTATCTCTAAATGGATTGTTTTTAGCTTTGTCTTTGCCTAAGAATTTTTCCCACCAACTATATTCTTCTTCAGTGAGGTTACCTTCTCCCATTGCTTGACGCAGTGCAGCATCAATTGCCATTTTTAATTCTAAATCTTTTGGACGCAGTTTAGGACGAATGCTAGTTTTAGGTGCACCGCTTTTTTGTTTTGTTAAACCTCTGTTTTGAGGATGGCTTGGTTGATCCATGTGTCCTGCACGAGGATTAAAGTCAAATTCTTGTATAGCTCTTTCGAAGATACTATTTGCTCTCGTTCTTGCGTCCATTGTAATACTTTCGTTTGTTCCGTCTGCATTGAATATTGGTGCATCAGGATATTTTGCTCTTAGTGCTTCTCTACTGCCATACACTTTGGTTTCTTTACCACCAACTGTAGCAATAGCAAATTCTTTTTTACCTCTAGCACCTTTAACGCCTACATTCGATGTAGTGCCTTTGTCATCTAAATATCTTTCTTGTTCAAAATCATCTGGTCCTGGCTTGCCTTCGCCTTCCATATCAGTTGCACCGTCATCTCCTGCAGGGTTTGGATCTTGTGCTGGTTCTGGATCTGGTGGGGTAATGTCGCCGTCGTCTGGACCTAACAAATCGTCCATCGGATCTGGTAATTCACTGTACGGAGCAGGATCAGGTGTTGGATCTGGAATTGGCTGTCCGCCTGGGCCAAAACTGCTTGGATCTCTAGGTGGTCTAGGATTACCAATATCATCTTCATCTCTTGGCATAAACTCGTCACCTGTTCCATATTGTCTATCTAAGTCACGTAGTATATCGTCTATGTTACGTGGCCCACGAGGCTCTGGTTGTTTACCAAGTATATCGTCCATTTTTTGCTGTAAACCGTCTGGCAACTCTAGTTCGTAACTAGGTTCTACATATGGTTCAAACTCTTGTGGGTCTCTAGGTGCCTGAGGGACAAAGCTATCATCGTAGCTGCCACTTTGTTGTGCCATTCTACTTAATCTATCCATATATTGTTTTGGCGCTGTCGGCTGAGGAGCAGTAGCAACTGGTGCTTGTCTTGAAGAAGGTGGTCTATTAGGATTAACATAGAGGTTACCCATGCCAGGTTCTCCTTGTTTAAATTCATCAAGTTTTTTCCATTCGTCATATGTCAAATACACGTCTGTATCTGGATCATAGTAGCTACCTTCTTTTGGATCGTAGTATACTACTTTTCCTGCTTTTGTTTGGAACGGCCCTTCTAATCCTTGGCGTGTTTGGTATTTGTTTCTATCAATTGATGGTAATATTGAATAACCTTCTGTCTTTTTGCTCATAGCCTTTTTCCTAATTGTAGCATAGTAAACTGATTTCCAGTCTTTCCCATACTGTTTTTTCATTGACGCCTTCATACCGCTATCATCGTACTTATCTTTCAAACGTTCTTCTTTAGATTTTTCTTTTTTGGTCATTTTGCGTTCAGTGTTAACACTTTCTTTGATAACTGACTCTGCCGCTGATCCTTTACCAAAACTTTTATATCCCATAAGATCCAAGTAATCAGGCGCACCTGTGCCAAATATTTTTGGATTTGGATTAAATGGCGTTTTGGATGTATTGCCTGCGCCTGTAAATGGAACACCCGGCGCTCTTAGCTTTGGATTTTTAGCACCTTTTGTAGGGTTTATTTGTGTTGTGGCTGTTGTTGCCGCTGGCATAGTTGCAACAGGCACAGTTGTAGTTACCCTAGGATCTACAGGTATTTGAGTTTGTAGTGCATCCATATCAGCAGGTGTTACTTGTTGATCTACGGCTTGATCTGCTTGTTGTTGTGCAATCTGTGCATCTATCTCTGCCTGCTGTGCTGCTCTTTGATCAGCTGCCGCTTGTGCTTTATCTCTTTCAGCCTGTTGTGCAGCGGCACGTTGGGCAGCATCTTGACTTGTACTAGGTATACTAGGTTGTGTTATATTTGTTGGAGCTCCGTATACTTTTGCACCCGGGTATGCTCTGGCAAGTTGTTCAGGATCGCCATATACTTTGCCTACTTGTACATTACCATCTTCGTCTCTTGCACCTACTACAGGTTGAATAACATAGGGCATACTTCTGTCAAGGTTTGCATTTGTAGTGTTAAAATCGCCATCATTACTAGTGAATACACGTCTGTCTAATGCACTGTTAGGTACACTTGAATCAGGAGTAGCAAAGTCTGGCACATCAGCACTAGTGTCATCTGCTTGTTGGGCCGCAGCCGCAGCCTTAGCATCAGCCGCCGCTTGTGCCTTAGCTCTTTCTTCAGCTTCACGTTCAGCCGCCGCCATTCTTTCTTTAGCTTGTCTCATAAGCTCAGCTTGTTTTAACTGTGCTTGTTGACGTCTTTGCTCACGTGCTTCTGCATCAGCTGCTCTTCTTGCTGCTTCTGCATCTCCGTCGCCTCTGCCGCTTCCTGTTGCTGGCGGCTCAGGACGTACTTGTGGAACTGTAGGTGGTGTGCTTGTATCTGTAGGAGCATCTGGACGTTGCTGCGGAACCGGAGGATCATCATCCTGTGTAGTTGGTTCTGCTCCAGTGTCATTTACTTCGCCATCATCTGTTGTTGGCTGACCTGGTGCTGTTGTTTGTGCATCAACATCACTTGGTTCAGGTGTTTCTGGTCTTGTAGGCTGTGCAGGTAATTCTAGTGCATCTGGTCTATCAGGCACCTTAGGTGTGGTTATAGGTTCTGCTCCAGTGTCATTTACTTCGCCATCATCTGTTGTTGGCTGACCTGGTGCTGTTGTTTGTGCAGCTGGTGCACCTGTTTGCGGTTGACTAGGTAATTCTAGTGCATCTGGTCTATCAGGCACCTTAGGTGTGGTTATAGGTTCTGCACCTGTGTCGTTTGGTGTGCCATCGTCTGTAGTATTACCAACTGCTGGTTGCACTGGTGCTGTCATTTGTGCATCAACATTACTACCCACCGGCGGGACTTGTGCCGCTGCAATATTTGCAGGAGTAATAGCATATGTAGCACCGTTTAGTGTAACTTGTAGATTGCCATTTGGTAAAGATCTTACAACTTCTGCTTCTCTAGTTTCGCCTTTGGCATTGCGATATTCAACAGTGCTTCCCTCTTCGTATGTTGATACGTCAGGTAAATTACCAATTTGATCCATCACATCTGGTCTGTTTGGATTCACATATTCTGGAGCGTCCTCTGGCTTTACTTGAGTTGGTGAAAGTTGTGTAGGTATTGTTCTTTCAAGTGCTTGATCTGTTAATTGTCTTTGTAAATCCGACGACACTGATCCTGTACTACCTAAATCTCCGTTTGGCTTTACAGGTGCCCACATCTGTCCCAAGAACACATACTTTTGTGTATCAATTGTAACTTCTGCGCCTGCTTTAGGTTTTGTTGCAGGTTGTGCAGGAGGTTCAACAGGAGGATTTTCTGCTATTTCTTCTTGTGTTTGTTGCGGATTTTGTCTATAACTATCAATACCGTTTGGTAAAATCTCTTGTGTAATACCTGGATAAGTTTTTTCTAGATTTGCAAGTGTACGCTCAAGTACTTCTGGACTCATATCACCAGCTGCAATTCTGTACTGCGTATTGAAAACTGTGATACCTCTAGCAAGATCAGTGCCCACTGGTGCTTGTTGCGGTGCAGCTTCTAAATCATCGCCTTGCTCAGGAGCATCATCACCTGTTAAGTCATCAGGTGTAATTGTTGTATCAAATTCTGCATCGCCTTGCCCTTGTTCTGCATCTGCGGCTGCTTGGTTATCAGCAGCGACTTCAGCTGCTGTTGGTCTAACATTTCCATCTGAAGTTGCAAGTGCGCCTGCTGTTATTCTAGGTGTACCATTTCGATTGTGTGTACGACTGTAATCTGCATCCCATGCCGCTTGTGCTTCCCTGAGATCGCTGTCAATTTGATCTATTCTTTGTCTAAGTGCAACACCTGGTCCTGCTTGACCGTTGTACACTGACATATTTCTTTGATAATCATCATCTGTTTCATCTGGTCTTGGACGAGGCGCATTGTCTGGATCGTCACCATATCTGCGATCCCATGCTGTTTGCTTTTGTGCTAATTGACGTTCTGCTTGTGTTTTGAAACTTTCCAAGGCATCAACTGCACTTTGACGAGCTCTCATCAATGTGTTGCCTTCACCTTGTAGAGTTGGTCTTGCATTAATAGGCTCTGCTACATTTTTAACTTCTTCAGGTACTTGATCCCAGTTGCCTTCACGTTGAGTAGTTGCATCAATATCATCTCTGGTCCAACGCTGTCCAAGTCTAGAACCGTTTGCTGAATTTTCACTAAAATCTACATATCCTAAATTTACATAGTCTGCTCTTTGTGCAGGAGTTAGATCTACCCAACTTGGTGCTTCTAAGTCACTGCGTTGTTGTATTCTAATATCTAGTTTGTAAATTTCTTCTAAGTCTTTCATCACACGATTGAGACGTCTTTTGCCTCCTGTGGTTGCTGAAACTGTGTCTAAGAAACCTAAACCTTCTTTGTCTATATCGATGCCTAATAATTCTGCTGCTTTGTATACTTGTTCTTCACTCTCAAAGTCAACATCATAACGATTGAATTTTTCATTGTAAGTCATCGAATCGATAACTTCCATCAATCCAAGGTTGCGATTGTTTTCTTCAATGATGTCATTACTTACTCGTTGACCATCTTCTAGTTCTACCGTGCCGCCTGCTCGAACTCTTATACGCTGAAGTCTGCTTAGTATAAAATTGCCATCTTCATCTTTTTGATCTCTGTCTAGTATTAGTCCTCTGTCTCTAACTCGTTGAGCTAACGCTAGTCTGCCTTCTGCATTTAGTACGTTATTACGAAGCATGTTTGTGTCTAATCTAATAACATCAAACATTTTTCTTAAATCGCCTGCATCTGATCCAAATATCATTTGTCTAAACATTGCTTGAGCTGCTTTTTGATCTTTAGATGAGATTTGGTCATTTTTGGATAAAGATCCAGCTAAAGTTGTTAATGTGTCAATAGCACTAGCAGTTCCTACTTCAGCACCTGCAATAACACCGCCTTGCCATGCTGCATTAACAATTTGAGATACATCATAACTGTAAACACCACTTTCGTCTGTTAGTCCTTTTTGTACCCAAAGTTCTTGTAATCCTTCTTCAGTAGCTTCAAAGCCTATACCGCCTATTGATTTAGCAGCCCATTTTGCTTGTGCTATTGGATTGATAGGACTTGGTAATGTCATTTTACCAAATATTAGTTTGTCTGATGCAGTGTCTAATGCGGCTGCTGTTGCTGCTACTTTCCAAACAGCAGAATTATAAGTGTTGGTTTCTATAATCTCTCTTGCTAGTGCTTCCTGTTGAGCTACCTGCATTTCAGAAAGTGTTTCAGAACTTTCTGGCACGTCTCCTTGATAAACAAGTTGTTCTCTGGACAATTCCATAGCCCAGCGCCATTGGTCAGTTTTTTGTAAATCGCCACTTTCATATGAACTGTCGATAGCGTCTTTGATTTGAACAATAGCTGCGCCAGAAGCTTCCGCTCCGTTGAACGACATCAACACTCCATTTGCTATTGCAAAACCCATTGGGCCACCAGCTACTGCCCCTGCTGCTTGAATACCGTAATCTAATATTGTGCTGGGTAATTCTGTAGCATACATAGCACCAAAGCCTGCCCAGCTAAGAGCCGCTTGAGAGTCGCCGCCAATAAACAATCCTAGTAGATCTTGCCAACTATTAACAGCGCCTGCAAATGCATCGCCTTGGTCTCTATAACTTAAATCTGTTCTGTTTTCTAGAGCTTCAGACCACTTACCAAGTGTTGTTTCATCTGAAGTAAGCCAACTAAGTGCGCCTGCTCCTTGTTTGTCATAGGGAGCATCTTCCCACTTGTCTGCGCCTACATATCTTAGAGCTGACCCTACATATCTAGTGTCTAGCAATCCATTCCATAGAAGCTGAGTTACATTTTCCCCACCTTCGTATGCTGCATCAAAACTATATGCTCCAGCCTTGCTGATGTCATCAGCTAATCCCAAAGCTGCGCCGCCCAGTCTCCAAGCAGTGTCTACTAGATACCAGTTTTCATCATAAGGTCTTAGTTCGCCGTCTTCGTCTAATAGTAGACCTGGATTTTTACCGCCGGCTACCCAACTATCATATGCTTGTACCATGCGTGGATGAATGCTACCTGGCTCAACTTTTCCGTCTCCGTCAGGGATGCCTATTCCGTATACTCTTTTTTCTGTAAAACCAGGAGGAACAATCTGTCTACCTGTTTCAGGATCTGTTATAGTTGGATATGATTGTAGTGTCATATCATATAGATCTGCCATTGACAGTGCAATAGTTTGCCGTCCAAATTCGTTTACTTGAACACTACTGGTTTCGTCTTCAGTGATTACAGTTGAGAGCTCGTCTAAGCGCATCGATTATTCCTCTTACATCTCGTCTGGCATATCGTCCACTACTACTGGAGGTTCAACAGGATATTCATTCACTGCTAGATATTCCATATAGTGTTTAACTGCGCCGAGGTAATCAGCGGCTTTTGTAAGTTTTGCTTGCACCCAAGGTTCTAAGTTATCTGTATCTCCAATCATGCCGTGTAGTTCAATAGCATACTTGCTCATTTTGTACAGTTGACTTTTAGCCATCCATCCATCTTCGTCTGTGCTATCTAATACACCTTCCATGATTTCACTGGTGTAGAGTACTGGCTCTACGCCTTCCTTTAATTCAGGATTGTGTTTTTTCATCCAAAGTTTTGCTAGGTCAATGTCTTCAAACACTTTGCGTTCTACTCCATTAATGTCTAGCACCTTGTATGTGTCGCCTTCTTTTACCAATTGTGGCTTGGCAACTTCTTTTACTGTGCTTATTTTGTCCAATCTCATGGTTGTCTCCGGATCATTTTATTTGACACTTGATCATTTAACTGTTGCTCGTCAGCATCAGCTTTTGTTTTTTTATCAGCAAAGATTGAATCTTTGCGTCTACGCATTTTACCCAAGGGCTTTGCAACTGTAGCAAAACTACCTGCACCAAAACCTCCTGAGCTAACGGTTTCTCTTATGATCTCGTGTACCTTCATACACTTATTTATGCTATTACACAAATACTCATTGTTGGGCGTGATACTGGTTAGCAAGACTTTGGAAATTTTCTCTGCTGATATCTCCGCCTTGTCTTATAAGTGTACTAGCATATGGTGTAGGCCAAACAACTGCAAAACTAAGCCAATTAGTTTTACTCAGTACACTGAGATTGGTCCAGGTTTTATGGGGGAAACTTATATGTTGATCTTCATTGTATTTTTCATCATACCAAAGAAGACAGTCTTCTGTTGCTATTTTTACACAATTTTTGTACATGTCTTTGGTAAATTTGTACCAAACTTCAGGTTTACTAAAGAATGCAAAATCTCCTACAAATGCTCTGCCGCCTGCAATATACAACCAATCACTCATTATTTTGTCATGAAACACAGGATTTCTCTCCATGTTGTGAAAGGCTCTAAGCCACATCTCTTCGCTCATTGGGTTAAATGCAACATCACTTCTGGTTCTTATAACTATATCATATTGACCTGTTAAATCTCCAACCATCTGTGTAATCAAACCACAGCTCATGTATTGACCCCAGTAGTTTAGTTGATAGTTGCTGTAGTGATCATCACAAAACATAACATTACTTTTAATAGTCTGTGAGATATGGTTAACTAAAGGATTTGTTTTATTGTAGGATCCAATTTCGTCAGCAATTTTATCTCGCCAACGTTCGTAACTGTGTTGACTGTGTTTAATAGGATCGTAAGATTCTTGCACCCTTGAGGCAAGATTTTTATTTCCATCTTCCCAGAAACAAGTGTAGTAGTCGACATTAAGTCTTTTAAAATGATCTGGGAATACACGGTTTTTAAACCACCATGCACCTTGTTCAAGATATCTCGGCTGTCCGTGAATTAAAACTGCTATTCGCATGTTTACCTCTTATTTGGTTTTCTTGCGTCCGCTTTTCATATTAGCGCACCAGTGATACATTTTTGCTTTTTCACCACTGCTATTTTTTGCTTTTTTACGAAGACTTGTTACACTACCTTTACAACTAGCACCACTACGTTTTACACGACCTGGTCTTGATTTACCTTTTACTTTACCATCAGCAAAGTTTTCAAACAACTGTTCACCAAAAATAGCTAGATAGTAATCTCGTAATTCTTTCCAATTAAGTTTATCACCTGTTTGTCTTGCTAACATTTGTGCATAGTAACCCAATGTATGACGCAATTTACCGCCAGTTTCTTCGTGCTTTCTGAGCAGTATTTTGTGCAAGTACTTGGCAGCTTTTTCATATCTGTCTGCATTGAATGCAACACTTGCTTTGCGTCCTATGTATTCCCATGGTGTTTCTTCTTGAATTTCTTCTTCACCCATTACACGTTGTTGCAGTCTCTGCCACCAACTTAGGTTTTGATTGTTGCTGGCTTGCTTAGAACTAGCAGGCTTTTTAACTGGTTGTTTATTTTGACCGCCCCAATTGATTTTTTGTGCTAGACTTCCTGCTGTATTTTCTACAGGAAATTCTTGATTGGGTGTTCTAAAATCTTTTTTGCGCATCACAGTTTTAGCAATTAAATCCAACTCATTGTTTGCACTATCCCAACGCAGTGCAAATGGCAAGTTAATATCTGTTTGTAAGTCTTTCATTACTGCTTCTTCGCCTGGTCCTAGTTTTGCAATTGGCTTGCCCCAACGTTTGTATTCTTGTTTGAACAAACGTGTTAGTTCGCTCATTGTGATTGGTTTTTGATTGCGTATATCGTTTACACGATCCAAAAAGTGTCTTGTAAATTCTACATCAATGCCTACTTTACCAAACAGTTTGTCAGCAAATGTTTCTAATTGCTGTAGGTCAACTGTACTAATATCTTCTCTGGTCAATTGTCTTGCTACTTCTTTAGCTCGCTCTCCGTCTGGATGTTTTGGATTAATACTAACAACTTCTCCGTTCATTAGCTCACTAATATTAGCAGCCTTTCCAATTTCGTCAAGTATTATGTGTAATTTGTCTTTGGGATCGTAGTTGCCAGTTTCATAACCCAACTTGCCTCTAACTTCTGTTCTTGCACCTGTACGATTGTCTTTTACGTGTAGTATCAGCATGTCTGCATCATAGTCACGTTCTAGTTGCAGCAAATAACTTTCACTTTCTTTGCCTTCTCTGAGCAACGGAAGGTCAAACCAAAGTTTAAACCATCCTGGATCACCTGGCTTTAACCCTAGTTTCTTTTCTTTGTCCTTGAGTGCTTGTGCAGTATGACTAATATTTTCAGGTATACCCATGTTAAACAGTTTGTTTGGTGTACTGTTTTTTGCAGCCTTTTTATGTAGTGGTTGAGGCTTGCCGCCTTTGTTCATAGGAAATAGTTTAGCTGCTTGGCGTTCTGTTTCACCAGGCTGAACATCAGGTGTTGTGTTTACACCTTTGACTATTTTACCTACACCTGCTTCTGTTAGTTCACTTATCTTCATATCTACACACCAGTTATACTTTCTTTACCTTTGATTTCCATCCAGGACTAACACTGCCGTCGGGCCATAGAATACTACCATCAGGTTGTAGTGTATAACCTGGTTTTTGTTGTCCGCTGCCTGCACCTTTACCTGTTCCTGTTGTTGTATTTGGTTTACTTGCATCGGGAGTCACTATCCAAGGTTTGTTTGGATCATATGCTGGTACCTCAGGATCTACAGGCTTGGCTGTTCCTAACCCAGTTTCTGGTTTTTTGGTTCCAAAGCTAGGAGAAATTGATCCATCGGGCCATTGAATATCTCCGTTTGGTAAAACTGTATAGCTTGGTTTAGGCTTAGGCTTAATAGCTGGCGGTGTGGCCTTAGGACGTATAGGCGGTAAGGCTGGTCTATAAGGATTATTTGTATTTGGATCTTGATCTGGTATTAACCAGTCTGAAGTCACCGGAGGATCTTCATAGTAATTTTCGCTTGGTATTTTATCACCATCAATAATTACATATTCTGTGTCACTACCAGGTGTGGGGAACAACCTTGCTCTTTCTGCAGGTGTCAAATTTCGACGAGCTTCAGTTTCTCTAGCTTCAGCTTCGCCACCTAATGCTCTGTAGTCATCGTATGATCTGTTGTCTGTATTTCCGCCTTGTGACCATCCTTCTTTGTCTTGAATTACGTGCTGGAATTCGTGTATAAGAGTTTCAATAACGTCTTTTGTTGGCATAGAACTTACGTTATCTCTATCATACAAACCTATTGCAATTTTACCTTTGCCATCGGTCCAGCCCATTTCATGTTTACCTTCACCGGCAGCATTTCTATTATCATAAAACTTAATTCTAACATTCTTTAAGAATGGATAGGCTTTAAACAAATCAGGATGATCAAATATTTTTTCTGGACTTACAAATTTTTCAGGTCTGTAGCCTGTTTCTACTGCACTATGATCAGTGATTTCTTGGCGCCAGCGGCCATCAAGACCTCTCATTGTTCCTGTAGCAGCCCAAATTTCTCCCTTGTCGTAGCCATTTTTTTCCATTTGTTCTGCTCTACGTGCTCTTTGTGCATCCCAAAGTTCACTTTTAGTTCCAATAAATGTTGCTTTAGGTGCATATACTGGTTCGTCAGCATCTACTGTGCCCAAGGGTTTAGGTTGAATTTTTTGTACCTTGTTTCGTATATCGCCAAGTTTACTAAGACCAATATCTCTGCGACTAGGCTGCTCAAATATAAATTGTCTTGCCTTCATGATACCAATGCCGTTAATAATTGCAGTATTTCTACAGGATGTACAGTTTGTCTTCTACTACTCAACCCCTGAATTCCTCTGCGCATTGCATCTGCTTCTTCTGGAGTAAAGTTTCCTGTACCTTCGAATCGATTGATTACTTCATTAATTCTTCTAATGTCAATGGGCAATGGAGGTCTTTGTTGCTGTTCTTCGTCTTCTTGCTGAATGTTTCTGCTACGAGCTCCGCCTTTGCTACGTATTGCTTGTAAATCGTCTAATGCTTGTATCAGTGCAGCAATCTTAGTTGGTAACACACGGTTGCGATTTAGTTCATAGTCTGCATTTCTAAAACCTTGTGTGCCTTGTTGCATTTGTTTTAACAGGTTTGTTGTTTGATCAATTACATTCTTCATTAATGTGTCAATGTTCATAGTACCATAACCTGGCACTGCAACTGTGCTTTTCATTGGTTGTTCTTTGTCAAAGTCAGTGAGTTCTTCGTTGGCTTTTTTGCGTCCAGCGCAATGGGCACGTTGACTGAAACCTTTTGGGTTATCACAGTCAATGCTCTTTTTATACTTTTTGCTCCATTTTTCGCCTATCTGGTCAATCTTCATGTTACCACTTTCTACATGACCAATAACGTGCCTTCCACTTTGGACCTGGATTATCACAGTTGTGTCTTGCACGGAAACTTCTGCGTCTAGCAGGATTGCTTTTTTTGATACGCATGTTAGGATCGCCAAAGTTTACTTTAACAACATTGCCTTTTGCATTTTTGACATAGACTTTGAACTTTTTTACGTCACCTCGCATAGGCTTGTTTAGTTTTACTTTGCGTCCTTGATACTCTGCTTCAAACATATCTGCATATGCTAGATAGCCAAACTCTTCGTGAAAGTCTTGATTGTCTTCCACTGTGATTTCATTTTCTTCTATTTGTGTAAATTCGTAAATCTTCATAAGAACACCCTTGGTAATACTTTGTTACGAGTATTTATCCAAGGGTGCTAGTTATTGTTCCACTATTATAGAACGTCGATTATGACACTTTCATTTAGTACAGCGCCTGTTCTGTTCCAAGCAACTTTGTCGCCTGCACTGAATTCAGTCCCTGTATTAGGTTCAACTGTGCATGTTCTGCCAGAAATTTTACTAACGTAGTAAGTACCTGCGGCACTGTCTGTTACGTTAATGTTCATTGTACCAATACCTGTTGTAGCACCTGCTACAAGAGAGCATACCGCAGTACCTGCGGCTGTGGTAACTTCAAAACGCTTGCTACCTCTTTGTCTTACAATGTATCCAGCTACACCAGCAACACCGTCTACGTCTGCTGTTACACTGATTTGGCTTCCAGCATCTGCTGTATCACCTAGGTTTCTTTTGTTTAGTGGTCTTCCCATTTGATTTCTCCTTTATAGAAGTCCTATCCGGGTTCTAGCCGGTACGGGGATGGAACCCCATAAACCCTACTGGGCGTACTACTACTTATGCCACCAATAGTTTGTGACCCATGAATGGATCATAGCTGTAAAGATATTGTTCGTAAAGTTGTTGACTAGCCAAGTTTTTGTGCTTTGCTTCAACCATAATGTCGAAGTCATCCCAAAAGCTCAATGCCCAATCGTTGCAGGCACGGTTCCAACACATGTCGCTGTGTGCTCTTAGCTTTGCCTTTTTGTAGCCCATTGCGAGGAGTTCGTCCATGGCTGGTTGTGTGCTTCTGCTATGCTCTGCCAATAATGACTCTTTAGATATACTATAATGCATAGCAGGACGAACACCACGCCAACTATCAATGACACGTTTAACACGGTCGTCGTTGGCTTCAATGTATTCTCCTGTTCGCACCCAATGGTGATGAATGTCAATCACTAGTGCAACATCATTACTTAGCTCTAAACTTGCGTCGAGTCCCCACGACATTTCGTCGTTTTCGATAGTGATACAGTTTCGTGCTTCTGGAGACAGTCTTGGAAGGATGTCTTTGATACCGGCTGGACCTTTTCGTCCTGAGATGTGGACGTTACATTTGAAGTCTTGCCAGTTTTTACCGTAACCCATGTACCGGATGATATCCGCATGATATTCAAACTCCTCTATACTTCTATTTACAACATCAGGGTTATCACTTGCCAGCACAGTAAACTGACCAGGATGCATAGACAAGCGAACATCAAGGTTACGTGCAGTTTCACCCACTCTTGCATATAGTTGTTGCGCTCTTGCTTGGACATCAGATTGCTGCCAATAATAACTCCAATCACGCTGAGTATAAGCAGGAAGCTGATTTGAACCAAGGCGTACCATTCGTAGTGCATCTGGTAATCCTCCAACATATTCCACAAGACGCAGTGCCGCCGCACCGTTGTGTTCCATGATATCCCACAAACGTTGCTCTGCTACTTCTCGTGTTTGATTGTTAAGCCAAGTAATAGTTGTGGCTTTTTCATTCAGCGGACGCTGTAGTTCTTCCAATACTTTTTTTGGTTGATTTTGATCAGGATGCATGTACTTGCATGCAAATCCAATACGCCGGGTTTCTTGTGCTTTCAAGAAATCACCTGCTGTGGTAAACTTCAAATCATTCATACATACGCTCCGCCGTATACTTTTACTTTATACACTATAGCGTATATGTTTCAAGATGTCAAGAAAATTTGCTGATATTCAAACTATAAAAATCAAGTAACTGTTTATTGTTTATCTTGGGCATGTTTCTATAGTTTGTTGGCAAGTCATCATATGGACGCATTGCAGGATGTGTTTTTTGGCTTTCGCTCATGTTTATACCGTAACGATAACCTTTGTTCATCATCTCTTGTATCCACTCGTTGTGTGCTTGTCTAGCATACGATTTTTCTAATATATCTTGTGCGCCTTCGTCCATTTCTATTTCATCTTCAAATGGATGTCCAAAGTCTGCATCTGCACGATATACGTTACTGGTTTCAATTTCAAAATCGTGTTCTGATACTCTCATATATCCTTCAACAATACGTTCTGCTTCATCTGCGGTAAGATGTCTTACCAATGGTACAATGTACAACAAATCTTTGTCTTGACTTGCTAGTATAAACTGACTTGTTTCATCATCACCTGCTACTACACCTTCAGGCGCTAGCATCATTACAGTGAAGAACCAACGCTGAATTTCTTCAGCGTTGAGTGTTTTATCTGTACGTTGTTGAATATAAAAATCTTGCATTATAATCTTCTTCTTGGTGGCGGTAAATCATCCATTGAATCATCACTGCTTATTGTTTCTGTTCTATCTATATTTACCCTTGTTGTAGTTTCACTAGTTGGCATACTACCCGTTGTTTGTGGCACTACTACAGGTGCATGTTTAGTGCTAGTACTGTTAACATACAATCCAAACCAAGCGGCTCCTGCACCTACGACTACACTTACTAGTCCTGCTTGGGCATTGTTTGGTTCCGCTAGCGCCATAAACCATGTACACACTTCATATAACAAATATATGTACATACTAATAAACGCTCTTGGAAACAGTCTCCATCTACTAAAGTATTCAGGTGCCATCCACCAGAATCCATTTTTATCCATGGTTTCTCTCCTCTGCTCTCTAGTAGTATTTATTATATGTGCAGTTCATAATCTATCTTACACTGCTGGTGTAAATGCGTTCCATCCACCGCCTAAATCTACAAACATAATAGGCTGAGCGTCAGTTAGTGTAATTTGTTTTTGTGAGCCCCAATACCACCAGTGTATAACAACATCAGGAGCGCCTTCTATAAGTTGATGAACATATATTGTTTTACCATGCAGATGATATGCCCAGCTAGGAAGAGAAATAGCGGCAGTTGCTCCTAGCTCATTTTTTAGCCAATATGCTTTAGAGGTGTATAGGTCTTCATCATAAGCATTATCCGGATTGCCATCTCCTTTGTATAGATCTATGCTTTGATCGCCTTCTGGTGTGCCAAATCTTCCACGTGGTGTAAATCCTGCGGATAGTGCTGTACATTCTACAGTTACGTTTTCAGTAACAGTACCACCTGCTAACAAGTGACCTCCACGGATTACACCATCGCCTATTCTAAGTTCATTGTAACCAATAACAGCAAGTTCGCCATCTCCTAATACTGGCTCAAATGGACCACTTGTGTCTTTGAATCTCTTCATTTTGATTTTACGTCTATCGGTCACTTTACTGTTCCTTTGTGTTAGTAGTATTTATAAAAAAAGGACGCACCTAAATGCGCCCTCTTTTCCTGGGGGGAACCTTAGAATGTAAAGTCTGTTACAGTTGCACCACTTGCGTCATAGTTATTTGTTCCTACAGTTGCACCCAATGCTTGGATTGCTGTCTGTAGTGCAGTTGATGTCCATCCGCTGTTTTGTAACATAACACGAAAACCGCCTGCGCCATCTTCGGCACCTACTGCTAGCACTGTACACTTTTCATGAATTAGTTCCATGATAGCTTCCATTGCTTCACCTGGGTTTGTTTCGTTTGCAAGAGTTGCTCCGCCGTCAATTGTAAAAATAGTGATATCTTCTGCAATACCATTGAAATGTCCAAAGTCAACAGTATTACTTGAATTACGTGTAATAGGCATGGAATTTCTCCTCTAATTATCTACGTGTATTTAGTCAAAAAAAAGCAGTGCATGAAGCACTGCTTTTTCTCTAAAAGATATGAGTAAATCTTACTCTTCGAATGTGCAAATTGCTGTTGTAGCTTCTGCACCTGTTGGGTTAGCAACTGTACCACCACCTTGGATAGCAAAGTGCATTGTACCACCGTGTGTACCGTCGATACCTGCAATTGTGTGTCCTGCTGCACCTAGTGCTTTTTCAAAAGCGTCTAGTGCTGCTTGGTCAGCTGGTGCTGCCGAAATGATTTGTGTTACTGAACCAAGACCATTACCTGCTCTTGTTGCTGCATTACTTGTTAAAGCCATAATAACTTCTCCTAATTTTTCTCTCGCTCACATCAGTTTGTGAACTTATACATTTATTTATCAACTTTGCGTCACTTCTGTGACTTTTACAAGCGCACACCAGCGTAATGTTTCGCCACTGCCGCCTTTTACTCTTATGCTAATAGCATCATTGGTATCATCCGCTACTACATCAGCATCGTAGTTGTCACCGCTTCCTGCATATACAATTTCTTTTT